CGCCGCCCACGCAGAACACGTCCAGCTTGCCGTCCCACTTGCCAAGGTTGGTAAATTTCAGCGTTCCGCTGCTCTTGAACTTGATACGCCAGTTGCCGCTCCCGTCGTCGATTTTCTCGCTGGTGCCGCTGTAGGTGTAGGTCATATTGGGGTTCTTCACCGTCAGCGTTGCCACCCGGCTGGTCACTTCTCCGGCCTTGTTGGTCACTACGCAATAGATGGTCGCGGTGGTGGCCGTGGTCAGGCCCGTCAGGTTCAGCACTGCCGCCGTCGCGTTGGTGATGAGGTTCCCGTTTTTGTACCACTTGTAGGTGTATTCCGCCGGTACGCCGTCCGTGGCGATCTGCACCTGAAAGGTCGCCGTTTCTCCCGCCCAGATGGTCAGATCAGCCGGGTAGCTGGCGTTCAGCACCGGCAGCTTCTTGGCCTCGCCCGCGCGGCGCACGATATAACAGTCGCCCATTATCTCACCACCTTAATTTTGATCGGGATGTCGATCTCCGGCTTGGAGCCGAAAACCACCGTGACCTTGTTTGCCCCCGCCGTGGCCTTGAACAGGCTCACCCACACGTCGGACAGCGCCTGCATATCCGCAAGGTCGGTGACGGCGTCCATGTTGATGTCAACAAACGGCGTATCGCTGCCCAAAAGCCCGGTGGCGGTCACGTCCTGCGTATAGGGGGAGCTGCTCGACCAGCCGGAGGCCGACAACGTGCCGGTAAATTCCAGCAGGTTCACCTTTTCGACGGTGTCATACACCGTCTGGATGTTGGCTTCCAGCTCCGCGATCAGGGCGGCGGTCTGGGTCTGGGCGCTGGTCAGGGTGGCGTTGACCTGCGTCTGTGCGTCGCTCAAGGCGCTGTCGATGTCCCCCAAGGCGCTGTTCAAGGCGCTGCTGAACTGGCTCTGCATCACGCTGGTGTCAATGCCCGTTACACCGTCCCGCATCAGGCCGCAGATGCTCTCATTCAGCCGCTCGTCGGTGATATTGCCCGCGTTGATGGCCGACGCGCCCGCCGCAACGGCGATCTGCGCCAAGCTGATCTCATAGGCCACACTGTCCCGCTGCAGGGCAGGAGCAGACGGAGAAGCCGCCGCCGTGCCCTTTTTGATGTAGGCGTAGCATTTGTTGTTTAGCATTTCCAGCCGGATGCACACCCGGTCGATGCGCTTGTACTGCGCGTCCGCCAGCGTCACCGTCAGGGCCTTGCCCGCCGTGTTGGCGTACACGCACCCGGCATAGTCGTTATAGTGGAGCCACGCAACGCCCGCCCCCAGCGTGACGTTCATGGTCCCGTCCGCCGTCACGGCCAGATGGCCGTTGGTGTATACGCCGCTGGTGCGCGTCGCAAACCACAGCTGCGCGTCCTCCGCTGTATAGGCGGTATTTTCCAAAGGAAAACTTTTTTCAGCCATTTTTCACGATCTCCCCTTTCACATAATTCAGGGGCTTGTCGCCGATGATGATCTTCACCGTCTCAAGCCCCTGCCGGTTCTCGTATTGATATTCCGTTATCCGCGCGTCGAAGCGCAGGCCGTAGCGCTGGCTTTTGCAAGTCACCTTGTCCCCAAGGTCGCAGCGGTGACCGAACTCATTCGCCGATAGCTCGCATTCAAAGCACAGGGCGTTTTTATGCTCCTGCAGGGCCTTGATGCCGATCTGCTTCTGCCGTTTCTGCCAATCGGGGTTGGTCTCATCCTCGCCCTGATCCTCGCCGGTCACCAGCAGTTCCCGCCGCTGAGCCGCTCCCGCTTCGATTGCCTCCGGGGAGACATACTCGTAATACACGGTGCGCGGGTCGTTGTTGGCCGCGCCGGTCACCAGCGCCACGTTCTTGTATACGTCGTCGTCCTCGCTGACGGTCAGCTGTTTCAGGTTGCCGTACTCCTGCGAAAACACCACGCCGCCCACGCCGTCCTTGTACGTGCGGTCGGCCCCTTCGTAGACCTCGATCACGTTGGTCTTATTCGCCCGGTCGAAGTTCGCCCGGATGCCGTATTCCGTCTGGCCCAGCACTTCTTCCGCCGCTTCCAGCAGGTCTTCGCCTTCGATCTCGCATTCGTACTCCGCCGTCAGGCCCTTCACGGGGGCGGTGGTGACGTTGAGCCAGCGCAGCTCGGCGTTTATCATGCCATACACGGCGCTTTCCACGTTGGTCACGCTGTACGCGTGAGCTATCGTCCTCCATGTCAGCAGGTGCAAGGCCGTGTACCCGCCCGCCGTGATGGTGTTCTGCTCGGTGTCCCGCTTCACGCTGATAATCAGCATGGCGGCGGGGCGGTCGGCCCGGTACAGGTACCAGCCGCGCCGAAGCAGCCCGGCGTATTTGTCGGTGTCGTACACTTCCAACGTAAACCCGCCCTTGTCCGTGTACTGCTCCGTCCATGTCAGGTCGATCCAGTTCTCAATTTGGCCGCGATACACAAAGTCCGCATCAAATACGTGCAGGATCATGGCTACACCCCCGCATACGCCGGGCGGAAGCTGATGCTGGCCCGCAGCGTGTCGCCGCCCTGATCCGCGTCGGTCTTGATATGGTTCGGCCCGGGCTGCAAGCGGAAGGGAACGGACGCGATATCCAGATACTGGAATCCGTCGCTCTCGGTGCCGTCCGTCGCCGTCAGGGTCACGGAAAGTTCCTCCCCTTCGTTGCTGATGGTCACCTGCTCCCCGGCGGCCATCGTCCGCATCACCCGCACCATTGCGCCGGTCACGATGTTCTTCACATAGGGGTTCTTCGCTTCCAGCAGGGCGAGGAAATTCACCGTCCATCCAACGGGCGCTTCGCCATCGTTGTTCACGGTCACATAGCCCACCTGCGCCAATTTTGACATGTAGAAGGGGTTTGGGTCGGAAATGTTCCACGGGAACTGGAACTGCGGCTCGTAGCCCACCAGAACTTTGTTTTTCCGCTCCGCGTCCCGCCAATAGGGGAAGGGGGCATACAAGGAAAAGCTGAACTTCGCCCCGTAGGGCTGGCGGTCGATATCCGGCGAGGACTTGACGTAGACTTCAAGCTCATACGCATCGTTATAGATGAGCCGCCCCTTTGCCAGCGGGGCCAGCACATGGTTCAGTTGCTCTCGCAGCCCGTCAGACTTCCCGTTGATCGAGCCTTTGAGGGTGATCGTTTTCGGGATGACGTTCTGGTGCTGCAGCACTTCGCCGATCTCCCGGTTGGACTTCGTGGTCTGAAACTCCACGTTCTGCGCCCCGTAGGACGTGACTTTTTCGATATACGCTCCGGGCGTTCCGCTGTTAAAGGTCACGCTGCCGATGTCGTTTTCATACCGCACCTTCGGGATCATCCGCGCCACCTCCAATCATCCACGGCATTCCGCACGGCCTGCGCCACCTCGTAGGGGCTATTGGTGTTCCCACTGATATTGATGGTCAGATTGACGGGCTGTTCCGTCTGTGCAGGCGTGGTCAATGCTCCGATCCCGGCCAGCGACGGCATTCTTTCGCCGCGCCAGATCGCCGCCTGCGAGGCCGTCAGTACGGCTTCGTTCTCATGAAGCCGGGCCTTGAAACCATCATAGGGGACGCGTGGGAGGCCCCTTGCAAAGTGTCCGCCGCCTCCTTCACTATCTGAAATTCCAAATACGGCATTTACTTTCAACGAAAGATTGTCCAAAAAACTTTGAAGCGCATTTTTTGATTCCGGGTCAGCTTCGACCAACGCCTTGCCGTTCAGGTCAAACCCGTCAATGTCCGATTGCATATTGCTTTCAGAATCATCCGTTGGTTCTATTTCCACTTTGGCCGGGTCGAACGTCAGCGTTTCCAGCAAAGAGCGCCCGCTTTCTTTCTGTTTCGTTGCCGAATCGTTCAAAGCGCCTAGAGGATCGCTGTTGATTTTATCGACATCAACACCAAGCTCCCGCATTTTTTCTTCCCCGTTTTTCCACGATTCCATAGCGGCAACCAAGGCGACGATTGCCGTAATGTACGGATGCGCGGCAGCAGTACAGGCAATGAAAGCAAGCGCGACCGTTTTCAAAACAGCTTTCACCGTATCTCCGTTTTCGACTGTCCATTCCAAAAAGCCAAGAAAAGCATCAAGGCCACCGGCGGCCACGTCCCCAATGGAAGAAACAAGTTGCCCGATCTGCTCCTTGTTTTCCCCAATCCAGCCGGAAAAGCTTTCAATGACGGGGGCAAATTTTTCCTGTATCTCCGCCATCTTCGTGGTGATCGTGTTGCTCACATCGTCCCAGTCAGGAAGTTCAATGTTGAATTTTGCCTTGAATTTTTCCTGAATGATGGGGTATACGGTATTTGCCCATTCGTCGGAAATGGTTGACCCAATGCCACGAATCAGGCTTCCGACATTTTTCAAAAAGCCGGGGAATAGCTTGCCGACATTTTTCACGACGTTTTTCGCGGAAGCGGTCAAATTGCCGAACAGCTTATCAATATCCGCGTTCCCGTCTGCAAGCCCCATCACAAGATTTTCCCACGCGGCTTTCGTGGAGTTTATGCTTCCGGAAATGGTGGTTGCCGCTTCTGCTTCTGCGTTCCCGGCAATGCCCATTTCTTCCTGTATGACGTGGATTGCCTCAATGATGTCCGTCAGGTTCTTTATATTGTATTTTTTGCCGGAAAGTTTCTGCGCGTCCTTCAAAAGCCGCTGCATTTCCGTTTTGCCTCCTGAATAACCAATCCGCAGGTTATCCAGCATGTCATAGGTTCCCTTGGCAAATCCTTTATAGGCATTCTGCACGTCTTCCACGTTCGTGCCCATTTTGCTGACGTTGTCCGCCATGTCACTGATGGCCAAATCAGTATAGCCCGCCGCCTTTTCCGTGTCGCCTTTCAGATTGGAGATCAGGGACGCGGAGAAAAGCGTTGCCATTTGCATATATTGATTCGCTGAATATCCGGTGTTCTTGTAGGCTGCCTGCGCGTTTGCAAATACGGTACTTTGCGCGTTCATCAACTGGTTATATTTTCCCTCGACTTCGTCAACGCTTTTCCCGACGCTTTCTGCGTACTCTTCCAGTGATTGACCGCTTGCCCCGAACAGCGTTTCCACGCCGCCGACAAGCTGTTCATATTCGGCATAGCCGCTGATAGATGCCTTTGCCAAAACACCTAAAGCGGCTGCTCCGGCTGTGGCTCCTTTTACGACAGTTTTTCCAACGGAAACGGCTTTTTTCTCGATGTTCTTAAAGGTTTTTGCCAGCCCGCTTGCGTTAAAGGAAACCTTGTCGATTTTTTTATTTGCCTCTTCGGCGTTGATTGCTATACGCCCGTATAGCGTGAAAAGGTCTGCCATTCCGTATCACCTTCTTTTTAGTGCTGCGTTTTATGCCGTTTTTTCCATTGTTTTCTATTTATCACCGCCTTATAATCTTCCAAAAGGAGGCTTCCACATGAAAAAAAGGGTTCTTTTTGTTTTGATTCTTCTTTGCGTTACCTTGTCAATGCCCGCGTTTTCGTCGGCGAATGAATCGGAAGACTTACAGCTTGCCGTTGGCCTGATCGAACGAACCATCAAAAAAGAGGGATACTCTTTCTATTGTGTTTCATACGATGAAGCGGGAATCTGGGTAAGCGTTGCGGAAGACGGAAAAGCCGAAATGATTGCCTCTGCGAAAGAAAACGGTTATAGTGAGGAATCGTGGGAAAAATCCAGAGAATCCGTACTTTCCGTTTGTGAATCGCTTTACGGATTTGTTCGCAATACGATGGACATAAAAGACAAGATTCTTGGCTTTTACTTTCTGGATGATACAGACCATTCCAACGTAATTATCGCCGCTATGGGTTTCGGCGGTGAATCAAGAATCATATATGATGTGCTGAAAGACGAAGCTACAGCAGAACCATAAAAGGGAACGGCCCGCGCCGCTCCCTTTTCCTTACCGCACATTCCCACGCCCGGCGTTCCTGTACCTTACATTCAGCCCCGCGTCAATGGCCGGTGTCAATTCGCCTACCAGAACCCCGGTGTCCAGCAGTACGTCTTTGGGCACGATCCGCCGCATTGCGTCAATCAATCGCCCGGTCTGTTCCACCAGAAGCCGCCCGACGGCCTCGTTTTCCGCCCGTACCGCCTGCCGGACGTAGCCTTGCAGCACGTCAATGGGCGCTATGGCTTCCGCGCCTGCTTCGCCTACCCCCTGCAAGCCTGCCCGGCTGTCAAGGATGGTGGGCCGGTCGAAGACCGCGCCTGCCGCGTTCCATTTCACGTTAAAGTTCGGCAGCTTGCCCTTTCCCGCTATGCCGAAGGGGGCCTTGCCCCCGCTGACGGAGATTTTCGGGACTTTGAGATTGCTGAACAGCTTTCCGACTTTCAGGGGAAACAGCCCCTTGATCTTGTCCACGGCCTTTTTGACCGATTCCCGCGCCGCGTCGATCTTGTCCGCCGCCGCCTTTCGGATGCCCTCGAAGGTGTCACGCACCGTCTTTACCGCGCCTTTCAGGCCGTTAAAAGCCTTTTTGATGCCGGAAACGGCCTTGGAGCAGGCGGATTTCAGCTTTTCCCAAAGGCTGATCCAGAACGCCCGGAAATCCTTGTTGTTGTTCCAGAGGTACACAAAGGCCGCTACAAGGCCCGCGATCAGGCTTACCACAAGGCCGATGGGATTTGCCCGCAGAGCCGCGTTGAACAAAAGAATGGCCGCTCTGGTGGCTTTCACGGCCTTGGTGGCGGCTTTCATAATCGCGCCCCATTTCAGCACCAGCAGAAAGGAACCCACGGTCACGGTGGCGGCAATGAGGGCCGCTTTCCATGCGTCCACGGTGTTCTTGTTGTCCTTCATCCACTTCCGCGCATCCTTCACCTTTTGGATCAGGCTTTCCAGCTTTGGCACCGCCGCTTCCACCATTTTGGAAATGGCGTTTTTGACGGCGGTCAGGATGGGTTCGCCCACCCGGCCCAGCTCCGCCATAGCGCCGTTCAAGCGCTCCTGCGCCCGGTTGGCTTCTATCACGTCCTTGTTGGTTTCCTTGTACTGGTCGGAGGCGGCCTTGTATGTGCCGTTCAGCGTTTCCATGATGAGCCTTTGCCGTTCCTGCTCATTGGAGCATTTCGCCAGCTTGTCGTTGAACTCGTCCTCGGAGATACCCGCCCAGTTCAGCGCATCCGCCAGCGGGCCGGTCACTTCGCCCACCTTGGCGGTCTCGTTGGCCGCTTCGGTCAGGCCCTCAATGGGCAGCGAATCGCCGAAGGTGGCGAAAACGCCGGTGCAGATGTCCGTCCATGTCTGCAAGTCCTTTTCGTTGTCCGTCATGACCGCCAGATGGTTTGCCGCTTCTACGGATACGTCCGTTTCGCCAAAAACCGCCTGCAAGTCCTGATAGGTCTTTTTGGCCGCGTCGGAGGAATGGCCGTTGGTCACAAAGGCCGTGTCCAGCTTGCCCATTTCGGTGCGGTATTCCCGGCTCCCCTCAATGGCCGCTATCCACGCCGTGCCCAGCGTAACCCCGGCCCCTACGACGGCCTTTCCCACCGTCAGGGCAGCTTTGCCGATCTTCTGAAAAGACAGCTCCGACTTTTTCCCTGTGTTTTCCGCCTTGCCTGCTGTTTCGTCCAGCGCCTTATTGGCCTGTTCGTTTTCAACCGCTATCGTCCCCAGCAGCCGGAACAGTTCCATTCGCTCTCACCTCACCACACGCCGGAAGGAAAGCGTTCAGGATGCTTTCCGATTCCGCTACGATGCTTTGTACTTCTTCCTGCGTTGGTGCTGCGTGTTTTTCCGGGTCGATGCTGTCCACAAAATCGGGGTAGGACTTGTCAAATATACGATGCAGCCAGACTTCCCAAATGACCTTCTCCCGCTGCTCGTCGTTGTACCGCTTGACCAGCCCTTCCACAAACTCGCACAGCTTCCCGGCCCGGATCATTCCGTCCATCAGGGGATAGGGGTTGGCATACCGCCGAAAAACGAGGTCGAAAAAATCCTGCTCGTTTAGCTGCGCAATTTGAATACCTGCGTAAAAAAATCGGCGAACTCTTCTTTCTGGATGGTTTCCATCACCATCCCGGCAAAGGTGCCCATGGGCAGCTCGGCGATCTCCTTTTCCTTCATGCCGGACAGGGACGCAAGGAATTGATAGAGTTCCGTCCGGCATTCCGGCAGGCGTTCCACCACCAGCGCGGCCACGTCCACCATGATCTGCATCCCCACGGCGGCGGCCAAGTCGCTTTCCTGCTCCTTGCCAGCGTCCGCAATGGCCTTTCGCACGGTCTCGCCGTCAAAGCACTTTTTCAGCTCGCTTAATCCGATCTTGTTGATAATGCGCAGCACCATAAACAGGTCGTCCGCTTTCAGCGCCCGCAAAGTATAGGTCTTTTCTTCCATCGTTTTTCTCCTTTTCATAAGATGGGAGCAGGGAAAAACCCTGCCCCCTTTTTTACGTTACGCCGCCGGGGTGGGGTAGTAGATATGCCACGGCAGGGTGTCCGCTTCGGCGGTCAAAGGCGCGTAGCACTCAAAGGTCAGCGTAGGCGTGGCGGCCTCCTTGTTCTGGGTTTCCACTTCCCAGCCGGAGGTACACAGCGCATAATCAAACACAACGATGATGGGCGTACCGTCCAGACGCTTGCCCACAAAGCCAAGGTTCTGCACGTAGTCGCCCGTCTTGATCATCCCACGGGATTTCAGTTCCGTGTAGCCGGTAGCGGTAGAGGACGCGGCCTCGTCCGCAATGACGGTCTTTTTGATCAGGTCGGGGGTCTGCTCCACGGGCTTGATCTCCATGGTGGCGGTCTCGCCCACCTTCACGGCCAAGTCCTTGATCTTCACCAGCGCACCGTCCACGGGCACGTCGTACAGTTCCTTGGTGATACTTACCTTGCTGCCGCCGTTGGTAGCGCACAGCAGGGATTCCGCAAAGTTCCACGCATTGGTCTTAAACTCAAGGCCCGCGTGTACCGTGCCAGCGCCGAAAAGGACGTTGCCCGGAGTGCCCTCCGTAATGCCGGAGGACTTGAACTCATCACCCAATGCCATATCATTTCACCTTCCATTCTTGGATTTTCAGATTGATCTTGATGCTTTTCAGCTCGTCGTCCCCGGTGGGAACGACAATGGCCGAATCATAAAAAACCGCGATCCCTGCGCCACTTGGCAGGATCACGGTTTTCGGGACGGCCTGTTCAATTTTTGCTTTGCTTTCTTCCAGCAGGAGCCATGCGCCACGGGTGAAGCCCCGGAGAACAAAGGTGCTTTCCAGAAAGCCGTTTTCTTCCAGCGTCAGGGACGGGCTTTCCATGTATTCCCCCACAAAGTAGTAGTCGGGAGGGATGCCGGTCTGGCCCACTTCCCAGCGCATGAATTGATAGTTGATCCCCGCACTTTCCAGCAGTTCGCCCACGTATTGCAGCGCGTCAATGGTCATAGTCACAGCCCCTTTAATCGGTTCTCAAGGTCGGCTTCGGCCTTGGGCTTCGTTTTGGTAAAGGCTTTTTCCAGCGTTGCGGCAGGTTTCCGGCCATTGGTCACGACCGCGTCCATTTTCTTCACCCTGCGAAGAAAATTCGCCGCTTTTTCCGCCTCCTGCCGGGATGTGTAATGTTTTGTTTCCTTTTTATACCCGCTTCCACCGTCAATGTACACCCACCAGCCTTTCCGACCGTCTCCATGGACAGCGTATTCGCCGGTTCCATATTCTTCCCAATATCCTGATTCCAAATGGGTTCCTATTTTCGCTTCTCCTGCCACGGTATCCACGTCGGCCCGATAAGACCCTTTCAGTTGCCCGTCATCATCGGTCATAGTGCAGTTATCCCTCGCCTGTGAAGCGGTTTCGTTTGCCCATTCGTATAACCATGCCTTGGTGGTATCGTTCAGCGCTGCCTTGACCTGCATAGAATAATCCTTGAACTCCACGGACATGCTTACGCACCCCCGGTGTACTTCAAATAGATTTCAAGCTGCTGGTGCATTTCCATCGGGTCGTCGATCAGCATCACGTCATAATGCTTTCCGCCGATCACCATGCGGCTGTTTTCCGCCCGGATGCCCTCCGCAAGGGGCTTATAATCGGACACGAAAACATGGGTGCTTTCCTGCACCTTTGCCGAAAAGGCCGTATAGCCGGAACTGCCGCCGGACAGGTCGAGCCAGCCCCGAAGGGTCTGCGCGTCCGTCCATGCGTTCACGCCCTCGCCGATGGCGTTTTTCGCCGCCGTGCGCGTCTGGATGATGCCGGTCAGGTTTCCGCCGATGCCTTTCATACGCCTACCCCCTGACCGAACCGCGCCCGCATATACGGCGCGAGAAAGCCCAGCAGGGAGCGTGGATAGCCCATGATGGAATTATCGCCGTCCATGTTGTAGTACGTGACGGAATGCCGGGAAATGGTCTCGGACTGTACGCCCGCTTTATCGCCGCTTTCCAGCTGCCACTTGAGCATGGAGGCCGCGCCCTGCTTCACGTCGGCAGGGTAGACCACCTTGGTCACGGTGATGTCGCTTTCGTCGTACAGGTCTTCTTTCACCGTTACGGTTCCGCCGGAGGACGTGCGCACGTTGACCAGCCCGGCGTTCAGGGCCGAATCGGTGATCTGCAGGGTGTCGTTGGCCCTGAAAAGGCCGCTGGTCTCCACCAGCAGGGTCTTGCCGGTGGAGACAGCGTCCGCAGCCGCCCGGAACGCCCTCGCTTGGAAGTTGTTGTTGGTGTAGGCCCGGATGAGCAGTTCAAGCGCCAGAAGACGAGCTTCCAGCGCCTGATCCGTCGCGTCCGTGTCCGCCACCTGCCGAAACTCGGCCACGGTCATGATCATAAGGGTTTCCCCCTTACTTCTTGAACTTCGCCAGAACGATCTTCGCGTCGTTGGTCTTGGCGACACCGTAGTACTTGGCGGCGGTCACGTCGGTCTGCTGCTTCTTGGGGAACCATTCGCTGTCCACCTGAATGTCCTTTTTCAGGAAGATGGTCACAGCGGGCAGCTCGTCCTCGGTGTACTCGGTTTCCGCGCTGTCGGGTTCCAGCTTGATGATGGGGCAGAGGTAGTAGTCGGCGGAGGCCGCGTTTACCTTGTCGCCCACGGCCAGCTTGTCCTTGCAGTTCGGCTGCACGGTGGAAAGCCGCTTGGCGGTGGCGCTTTCGGCGGTGCTTTCGGATACAATGGTGATCGTGCCATCGGCGTTCTTTTCATACTTTACCAGCATGACCTTCTTGGACTTCTTGACCCACGCGCCCGCGATCTTGCCGATAGCGCCGTTCAGGGCCACACCGGCGGCGAACTTGTCGGCGGACAGGAAAGCGGAATCCTTCAAAAGGGTGGCTTCCTGCGCGGGATTGATGAACATGACCTTTTCGATGCCGTCTTCCTCGTCCTCGAACTTGGCGATAGCATCCACCACGCCGCCGTAGGCGATAGCGGCCAGCGTAGAGGCGGCATAGACGTTGGAACCAGTGTACACCGCATCCAGAACGTCGTTGTCCACCTTACCGGCAACGGCCTTGGCCAGCTGCTTTTCGGCCTGACCGATGGGATTGCCCAGACCGCTGTTCACGGCCTCCTGCGTGATGCCCACGGCCTTCATGGCCTTTTTGATGGTAAAGGTGGTGGTAGAGGCGGTCAGGGTAGACAGGCCCACTTCCGCGCCCTCGGCCACGTCTTCCGCGTCGCCGATGTAGTTCCAGCTGGGCACGGTCTTGGTATCGCCGGGAACGCCCACCAGCGTGCGGTCAACGCGGGCATAGGGGGTCAGTTTCAGCAAAGCGTCGATCTTCGCTTCGATCATCGGCCCCATAACTTCGGGATTGATCATATTCGCCATTTTCGTAACAGCCATTCTTGTTTACCTTCCTTTCGGTGCTTTTGGCACTCTTTTTGTTTCAGTTACTCGCCCATGGCGGCGCGGAAACCTTCGGGGTTTTCCTCAAAGAGCTTCGCCCGCTCCGCGTAGGGCTTTTTCAGGATGTCGCTTTTCGTCAGGGTAGATTCTTCATCGTTACCCGGAAGCCGGTTTTCAACGACGGTCTTCTTGCCGGAGGCTTCAAACTGGTTCGGGAACTGGGTTTTCAGGGCGGCCAGCTTGTCGTCCCAATCCTTGATCTTCCCGTTTTCGTCAAGGGTGAGCGCTTCGCCCTTGTTTTTGAGTTTGAAGGTCAGATAATCCACGTCCACGGCCTTATTGGCCAGCAGTTCTACCTTGATCGCCGCGTCCAGCTTGGTCTGTTCCAGCTCCGCTTGAAGCTGCTGCACCTTGGTTTCGTAGTCCGTCACCTTCTGCTGCAAGCCGTCGTTGCCCTTGTTGGACTTTTTCAGCTCCTCGATCAGGGCGTTGGCCTCAGTGAGCTGCTGGTTCACGCCGTCGTGCTGGGTTTTCAGCTTGCCGTAGCGGATATCAAGGTTTTCCTCGGAGGCCGTGTAAATCTTGTTTTCCTTCATGGCCGCCGCGATAGCGGAAATGGCCTCGTCGTTTACGCCGTTGGCTTTCAGGATTTCATTCAGGGTCATAATTCCATTCCTTTCTACGCTTTTACCGTGGTTGCATCACGATTGGGAATCAGCTTTTTCCATCCCTGCGGATGATTTATGCAAAAAAGCGGTTTCCCGCCTTATGCCAATAGTTTTGTCCATGTATTCTTTCCACAGATACCGTCTGCGGAAAGGCGCTTCTGCTTCTGGTAGGCTCGCAGGGCCTTTTCGGTATTGCTGCCAAAAATGCCGTCCGCCTTGCCAGCGTCAAAGCCGTTTTCATTCAACAGCCATTGGAGGACTTTCACCTGTGTTCCCCTGCTGCCGTTCCGTAAGGTCTGCATGTTCGTCACCGCCGTTCCCGTTGTGCCGTTTTGGGCTTCGGAGGGGCTTTCCTGCGGCTTTTCCATCTCGGCGGTGGAGTTGTTGGCCCCGTCGGAAAGAACGCCGGGAAGGGCCGCCCAATGCGTCCACGTGCGCTGTTTAATGAGCGTCTTCACCACGCCATAGGACGCGGAACGGGCCTCCACCGCATAGCCGTTTCCGACGCATACGCCCGTATGGGTCATAACGCCCTGCGCATTGGCATGATACAGGATCACGCCCGGCTCGTCCGGCAGGGTGTCAATGGTGCCCTTCTTCGCCCACGCGGTTTTTCGCCATTGGCTGTTTGCGCCGCTGACAAGGGCCTGTCCGCCTGCCTTGCAGGCGTAACGGGTGAGCTGGGCGCAGTCATACGCCTGTTTGCCGTAGTAGCGGCAGCCGTTACAGATGGTTTTCTGACCGTTCAGCACTTGGCAGTAACGATAGATATTATCCTTCTGGGAAGGGTAGGCTTCGGCCCGCTCCCGGCGGAAAGCGGGGGAGCACAGCTTTTCGCCGTACCCGCCCCAGATGTACGCACAGCCCATCTTGCTTTCCGCATACTCGGCGATTTTCTTTCCCTTAGCCGTTGCCATCGGGATCAGCTCCCTCATCGTCGGAAGGTTTCAGTTCGGCAAGGTGTTTCCCTGTATTGTGGATGTAGACGGCCAGCGCGGCGGAACAGATGCCCGCCATGATGTTTTCAGGGGTCACGGCCCAGCCGTTGAGCCACAGCACCCCCACCAGCGCCACGGGCAGCAGCACGAGGGGAATGTACTTGTTGTTGAAGCCCTCCCACACGTTTTTCAGCAGCCAGCCCACCAGAAAGCAGACAGCGGCAACGGGGATCACCGCGTATTTGCTGATGATTTCCATGATGTTGATTTCCATGTTCGGCTCTCCTTTCTTCCCATAAAAAAAGCAACCGTTCGGAATTTCCGACTAGTTGCTTTATTTCTTGCGATATGTTGCTTTATTTTTTGCAACTGATTGCAACCAGTTGCAATATTTTTAATTACTGCTGCAATGGAATCATCCCCTTTCACATGATTAAAGATTATCAATCATAGTTTTGGAGTAAAATTCCCGTCTTACTTCAATCGTAGGAATTTCGTTTATTTTCACCTTGATAATGATCTGCAAATCTGCCGGGCATTCGTAATCGCCATAGATGGTTTCGGCCTTATCCATAATGGACTGGCCGCAATCCCTGATCTGCTGAACCCGATTTTCCCTATCGAATTTCATGTTTTCCCCTTTCCAAGGCATGAAAAAAGCACCGTGCGGGCGCAGGGTGCTTGTGGTTATACGGTTCCCCAAATCTCGTTCAACAAATTTCCGTCTTTGTCGCATTCCCTGATAACACATCGGGTCGCTTCTTCTTCATCGGCGGGGTTTCCATCATCATCAAAGTAATAAATCTCGGAATACGCGCCTCCGCTGGGCGTTTCTTCGTTGTCGCGTCTGTAAGTTGCCAATGAAAAAGCCTCCTTATTTCAAAATGGCATCCAGTAGTTTTGCTCGTTCAGGAAACAAAGCAACAAACTGGTCATGCGCAAAGGTGTAATAGGCGACACTATCAGCAAAATCTTCAAGCGGGCTGTTTTCTCCGTAGGCCCTCCAAGACTTTTTGCCGGATGTTTTCAAATCTTTTGCCATAGCGTTTTGCCAATCCGGCTGCGTACTATATCGATTGTTACGATCCGTTCCGGGCAGCGTGTAATCAATATAGTGTCCTCCTTCGTGACAATAACTTTCGGCCAAATAGTTAAGATCGTGATGTTTCGATCTGAAAAAGGTAATTTTGTCACCGCCAACGGCATAAGAATGTGTAAAATTCTTATACCGTTTTCGCCATAAAGCATCAAGCGGATTATAATAGTCTACCACTTCCACGACTTTCTGTATTTTCCGCCTGATGTTAGTTGGGATGCGGTTCCATGTCGCAATCGCATCATCCGGGGAAAGCGTCTGGTTTTGCTTGTTATAAGACTTTGGATAGACAAACTGTGTTCCGTCTGGCATTGTGTAAATCGTAGCTTTGACTGTTTTTTTCACGCCGCCGGACGTGCCGTCCGAAAATCCGTAGTCCTGTTCCTTCACAGCACAGTCAACGTTGCCGACGGTTAATATCTTTCCGCCGGAATTGATGGCATCAACGTAAACCTGACTGATCGGCTCTTGCAAAGTGGTATTTTTTCCCATTTCTATTATACCACTTTTTCCAGTATTTTCAACGGTTTGCGCCGCTTTCAGGTACTTTTCCTTGAACTCTGCGAAGCTGTCCGTCTTATCCAGCCCGAAAAACTCCGCCCGCTTCTGCATCACGGCCAGCTCATCCTTATCCAGCGCAGCCCGCGCCCGTGTCAGCAGGGTGCAGCGGCAGTTGCAGTCCTCGGCAGGGTCGCCGAAATCGTGGGGATACATGGCTTTTTTACCATGGGTCTCAAAGGGCTTGTCCATTTCCCTGATCTGATGGTCAAGTTCCCGGTGGGTGTCGCGGGTCTTGCCGTCAAGGACGGCTGACCACTGCTTTACCACGTCGGCCCCGGCGGCCTTGGCCTTGTTCGCCGCGTCGAAATTGGCCTGTTCCTGCACCCGGCCCGCCTCCGTGCGCACGATAGTTCGGGCGCGGGAAAGGGGCGCTTTGGTCATGAGGGCGATCCCCTGCGCCATTTCGCCGTAGCTGTACCCGGCGGCAATGCCCCGCGTGATCTCCGCCGAAATGGTTTTCTTGAGCTTGGTCACGTCCACGCCAATGCTTTCATACAGCGGTTCTTTCAGCTTGCTGTCGATGGTCACGGCCTTAATGGCCGCTTCCTGCTCAATGGGCACGATCACCGGCACGTCCTGACGGTGCAGGTTGTACAGGGTGCCCACAAAGCCGTCGGTGTAGCTGTCCCGCAAGTACTTGTCAATGGTCTCATACTCCCCGGCATGGAGCCGGTCGAGCGCTGCTTTGACCTGTGCTTTGATCAGCCGCTGATACTGCACCTGATGGATCACGTGGGGCAGGTCAGCGTCACCCCGCCCCAGAAGGGACGCTATCTTGTCGTCGATCTCTTCCAGCGCGGTTTCGTACTGCTTTTCCAGCGCTTTCAGCACGGCCTTTTCGCTTTTCAGCCGTTCCCGGAGGACTTCTTTTTCCGCTTTCGTCAGCCCGTTACTCACCGGCTCCACCCTCTGTCAAAGCGCCGTCAAGGGCCGCGTAGGGGTCGCTTTCCTCCGGCTTGGGCAGCTTGTCCTTGATGTCCTCGTAGTTGATGTCCAGCTGCTCACAGATGAGCTGGATCACCGTTTCGTCGTCCAACGTCTGGCGGAGGCCCAGCAGGGTGTTGATCTCCACCTGCCGCTTCTGCGCGTCGGTCAGCTCGATCTGGGCGTTGTCCTGCGCGTTGGTCATGACCTCGCGTTCGAAATCAAAGTACACGTCCTTCATCTGGTAGTCGGTGCCCTGCTCCGCGTTGATCTCGGAAAGCACCACTTTCAGGATTTTCCGCATGAACTGTTTCAGATGGATTTCCAGCTTGTTGCACTTCAAGTCCAGCAGGGCATAGCGGGACTTGATCACAACGTTGGTCACGTTGCCGTCGCCCATCTGCGCCGAATTGAAGCCCATGCCGAAGCGGTAGATGTTTTTCTCGTCCAGTTCCAGCTTGCTTTCCCGCGCCTGATAGGGGATGTCGATGGTGCGAATATCCACGTCGCCGCCGTCTGTCACGCCGATGTGCTTTTTGGTGCGGACGTTCTGCATCAGCTCGTCCAGATTGTCCCCCTGAAAGCCCTTGACCACATACAGGACTTCGTTTGCGTCCTGAATGTTGTTGCTTAGGCCGCATGACATCAGGTCGTAGTCGTCGATGATGTCCTTGACGATCTTCAGGCCGGACACCTGCTTCCGGGAATTGTCCAGCCGGAAGAAGGGGATAAAGCCGAAGCCCTCATAATAGATTTGGTCGTCCCCATCCTGCCGCCAGATGGTATGCGGGCGGGGGTTGAGCACCGCCGCGTCGTCCGGCACGATGTCCCCGCCGTCCACCTGAACGAAGAAGTGGGTCTCGGTCTCGCTCCATAGCTGGATTCGCTTGAGACGCTTATTGCCCTTGCAGCTGCGGTCAATGTACCAGTAAATGACGTACTTCTTCCCGTCGGAGCTTTCCTTTTCCTTGACTTCCACCACGCCGATGCTGTCCGCGCACTGGAAGCAGATTTTCCCTTCCGCGTTCTTGTAGGCGTACATATATTCAAAGCCCTTGGAAATGGTGCCCGTCAGCACTTCGTACAGTTCGGACGTGAAGTTCTCGTTGTCGTTGAAGTAATCGTCCAGAAGCTCCTGCAGCTCTGGAATATCGGACTTGGCAAAGCCGTCCTTGCCGGAAAGCATATATTGGACTTCCTGATCCACCAGCTCCGTGAAAAACGGGTGGCTGATCTTGATGTTGCTCCGGCTCTTGTCCTCCCGGATATTGCCGTCAGCGTCCACGAAAAAAAGCTGATACTGACGGATGTCGTGTTCCCCTTCGTAGTACCTAAGTCCGATGCGGGCCAGCTGCTTCTTGGTGCTGGCCGCGTCGCTGTCCATAAAGGTCTTGATCTCGTCCACCGAAATCATGCCGTCACCCCCTTAAATGATCCACTTACTGCCGATGATGTGTTTTTCCAGCCCGTAGCGCATTGCGTCCATCAGGTGGTTAAAGTCGTCGATGGGAACGTTGAGCGCGTTCCCGAACTTGTCCTTGTCCCACGTGTAATTGCTGATCTCCGTGACGAAATTCACGCATTGCGGGTGGATAATGATCTCCAAGTCCTGAATCCATTGAATGCCGTTCTGGATGCTGTCCTTGCCCTTTTTGGCGGCCTGTGCCCGGATGCCAAGGCTCACCAGCTCGTCAATGCTCTTTGGCTCCGCGCTGTCCGCCGTGATCCGTTCCTTGCCGTAGCCCATGGATTGGATGGTCTCGGCAATGCGGCGGTTGCTCATGCCCCTTTGGTACATTTCGTCGAACACGTACAGGCGCTTGTTTTCCTTGTCCAGAAGGCCGCAGAACAGCGCTGTCGGGTCGTTGGTGTAGCCGAAGTCGAGGCCGAAGCAGCTGACCACGCCGGGGAGCCTGCGCACCGTGTCAAGGTCGAAGCGTTCTTCCCGCCAGCGCTCATACACAAGGCCGTCCACGATGCCCCAGTTGCCCTCCCCGGCCACGGAATAGCGGCGGGGATTACGCACCCGCATATCCTCAAATATCCGCAGGTCGTCCGGGGTCAGCCACTCGTTGCACTGGTATGTGGTGGTCAGGGCCAGCTTGTTGTCGTCGTTGGGCGGGTCGAAGAATCGCTTCTTGATCCACGTCTTTTCCGACCACGGATTGAGCAAAATAAAAATCCGCTTGAAGTACCCGGCAGGCACTTCACCACGGATGGATTCGTCGATCATATCAAAGTCGGATTCCTTGGTGATCTCGTAGGCTTCCTCAAAGACCGCCCAGCACAGCACCCCGTTGGGCACGGAAATGGAGGTCAGTTTCAGCGGGTCGTCGCAGCCGCGAAACAAAATCCGCTGACCCGTGGGCCGGTACTCGATCTCCAGCGGGGACAGACGGCAGGTGAACCACCTGTCCAGCCCCAGCCGGTGAATGGCCCACTTGCAATCCGAATAGCAGGAATCTTTCAGGGTTCTTTCCGTTTTGCGGATGTAAATGGCGTTGGCCTCCGGGTACTGGATCAGATGGGAAATGATCCACAGGGCGGCGGTCTTTGACTTTTTGCTGGCGCGGCTGCCCTTGCAGGCCACATAACGCCCCCGGAAGTTCCAAAAGTCCGCGTACCCCTTGCCGACGACGGTTTGAAGAGATACCTCAGGCATGGACATCATCCTTCAGCACCAGCGGGGACATATCAACGTCGGCTTCCACCTTGTCCGTATAAAGCCCGTAGCGCTTGCCCAGCAGTTCCGCCGCTTTCAGCCGTTCCTTTTCGTCCGGGGCCTTTTGGATGGCGCGGGCCTCGGAACAGCCGTCCCCGGTGCCCTCCACCACCACGATCTCCGCGACGGACTGCCCGCGCATGACCGCCGTCAGGTATCTAAGCACTTCGTCCTGATCCGCGATCAGTTCTTTTTCCTTCTCCGCCATTCTTTTTTGAAGGAAGTCCTTAATTGTAGTAATTTGTAGTAACTTGCTTGCATTGGTATTGGCATAATGGGGCGAATACCCCGCCCGGATCGCGGCCTGTGTCGCGTTCAGGTCGATCAGGTATTCGTCGCAAAAGCGCTGCTGTTTCGCCGTCATTTTCGCCATCCCGCAACACCTCCTTTATCAAATCGTGCTTTCCTCCGGGTAGTCCGGCGCTTGGCGTTCCAGCTCCGCATACAGGGCCTTGACAACGGTCACGTTGTATGCGTCGCTGGGTTCTCCCTCCACGCCGACCAGCTCACGCTTTTTCAGCGTCCAGCCATCGGAAAGAAGGGAATTTACTTCTACGTCAAATTCGTTCAGGTTATAAACGGCTCTTAAAACGGTTCGGATCACGGGGTATCACCTCCCGTGTACTTGAATCCCTGTACGGCCCGGAAATGGCCGCCGAAGCCGCCTCCGATATGTTCCCGCCCTTTCCGCCTTGCGGAACGTTCGTGGGAAGCAATGCTTTTGTTTTTGTTGTCCCCGTACAGCTTGGCGGACACCTGTTCCCATTTGGGGGAGCGGCGAAGGGCCGCGCACAGCTGCGGGTGGGACGTGTGGAAGTAGGTGGGCAGCTTCCTGCCGCGCCTGCCGTTCCCGTCCAGATGGTATTGGGCGATAGCGTCAAGGAATCTGGTTCCCACGCCTGCCCCCTGCCATTCCGGCATGGTCACAAGGCGGGTGGCCCGGTAGCCGCCCACATGGAACCACGGGGAAACCGCCAGATGGCAGGCCAGCTCTCCGCCCACCGTGCCGACGAAATATTCCGCCGCAATGGGTCGCGGCAGGCTCAAATAATAATGCGGCTCAAAATGTCGCCAGTAACTTCCGTTGACCTTCCGAATTTCCAGCTCGATCTTTGGTCGCTGCCGGGGACAGCCTCTTTCGAAGGTCTTTGCCCCGGTATCAAGCACCCAATCCGGCTGTAGCCAGTCCACCACGTCATAATGAGGGGTGAGCAGCACGACCCTGCCGGACGGGTTTTCCCGCCTCCACGCCTTTTGGAAAGCCTGTGCGCCGATCTTGGCGATCTGCCGGTCTACCACGGAGGTAAACTCATCCACCACCGCCGTTTCCGGCCTTGTACAGATCAGGCGGGCCAGCCCTGCGCGGAACTGCTCCCCATTGGATAGCACCCTATACGGCCTAAGCCACGCGGGAACGTCTCCAAGGCCCACGGAAGCCAGCATCCCGGTCACAAGGTTAAAGTCCCCGTTCGGCGCTATATCGTCCACAATGGGCCGGTCGTCGTGCCAGCCGGAGGCCATGTCCGTGATCCCCGTTCCGCCGAAAAGCTGCTTTCCGATGGACGTTTTGCCGGAGCCGGAAGGGCCGACCACCACGCCGATGCTCCAATCGCCGGAAAGGTCAACGCCGCCAATGGTCAGGTCAAAGTTGCAGCCGCCTTCCGCATTGAACAGGCTTTTCACCCGTGCGGCGCGGTAGGAATCAAAATCGCTGACGCGGTGGTGTACTTCGATGGCCGTCATACGGCCACCACCTTCAAGCGGTATCCTTCCGCTTTCAATTTTTCGTATGTATGCTCTTGATCTTCTTCGTCGCTACAAACCACGACTACCGCATATTGTGGTTTGTAGGTAAAGCCTTTTTTGTCATATTTTCGCCACCTTTGTTTTGTTTCTCTCCAAACCCCCGCCAGCCGGAGAAAATCCCACGGGCAACGAAAAAAGGCTGCCCCCAAGCAAAACAGCCATTGCCCGCGCCACCGCAAAAAGCCCATAGCGTCGCCCGCCCCGGATGGATAGGGGAGCTACCGGCCATGAGCGCATGAAAAAAGCCCACGGCGACCGCCGCAGGCTATTGGGAGGAAAGGTCTGTGCCCCTTTCTTCCACGATACTATTATAGCACATTTTGAGGTAACGTGCGGGCTAAAAAGGTAACAGAAGGTAACAGTCGGGATATTTTTTCAAATTTTTTTGCGGTTTTTTGTCTCCCGCAGGTAATCCTTATAGGCTTCGTACTGATCCAGTTCCGGGAACCGGCACTCGGCATACCGGCAATAGTAGTGCCAGCCGCGCCGGATGAAAAAGACACAGTCGCCGCAGCCGCGCTGGTGGAGCACCCTGTTACTGACCGTTCTCATGTTCCGCCGCCCCGTTCAGTGCCTTTTGCAGGCGTTTTAAGGCCTTGCTGTGCCGGTTTTTTGCCCACCCGTAGGAATTGCCGCGCAGGTCTGCGTAATCGCTTAGAGACACGTTCTGGACGTAAACATGGTGCAGCAGGTCGTAGTCCCCCGCGTTCAGCTTTTCAATGGTGCTGATGATGTTCAGCCGGGTGTCGATCAGCTTGTTCATATAGTCGTTGATCTCGGCCTTGATTTCCAGAATGCGCAGAACGGCGCTTGCCATCTTCTGCGGGTCTGGCGAGGTCTGCACCTTGTTTTCATTCAGGGCCACGGTGGTTCCCGTTGCGAGGGCCTGCCAGTGTTCCAGCTCCGCCTTTTTGTTTTCGATCAGCCTGTCCAGCTTTTTCAGCTGCAGCAGGTATTCCTTGGCTTTCAAGGGTCATTCCTCCAATTCCACCGTCCCGCCGGGGACAAGCTCGTAATAGTCGATCTCTTCGTCGGTCAAAGGCTCCGTATAGTCTGCAAAGCCCCACATAGGCCGGGCATATCCCGCAATGGGGACATGCTCGGCAAGGGCCGCGTACAGGCTGCGTTTCGGCACCGCTCCGGGGGCCGGGGGACGCATTTTGCAATAGTAGCGGTACAGGGTCTTAGTTTTGCTTTCCGTCGTCATTCTTCCGGGCCTCCTCTTTCTCACAGATGATCGTCTCAATGGTGACAAAACGATGATATTTGTTTTTCAGGCACTTTCGATACCGGGTCACGGTGTTTTCATCCGGCTCTGTCCTGTATACAGCCGTTTTTTCTCCGCAGTAGGGGCAAAGCATCGGTCACACGCTCCTTTCGTCCTCCTTCGGCGGCATAGGCAGGGGCATCCAGTGGGTGACATCATAATCGCTGTCGATGATCCAATTTGGGTTATCATCAACGACGTTTACTTCGTACCAACATTCCGCAATCCAGTAACAATCATTTTTTTCATCATATTCGGTGTCGCATTCGCAGTCTCGCCAATCGTAATCATCCGTTGTTTTTTCGTGTTCCCCGATATGAGCCAATATTGTAGTGGTCCAGTGGCTTCTGAATGTCTTTGACTGCAACAGGGCGATAACTTTTTCCCCTGTCTCCGGCATCCTGTCCTTAACGCTGATCCAGTCCATGCTCATTCTGCTCCTTTTGATATGTTTGGTATCTTTCGTCCGTGCAGAGGCATTCCCACGTGCAATCGCTTTCCAGTGCCTCCCGCGTCGTTTCGCAATCTTCTAAATAAATAATATGCCCAAACTGACATGCTGGGCAATAGGGCATTTCCGGCATGATACATGGCATACTCATTCCTCCCATTCCACTGCGGCCATCTGCTCCGGCGTAGGCTTCCGGGGCCAGCAGCGCCACAGTATGCCGTAATCGCCGCAATACAGATATTCCGCATATCCTCGCCCGATTGTCTTGTATTCAGCTAAGCTTTCGCCGGGCGAGAGATTGATCTGCGCAATACAGACCTTGCCCATGGCTTCGAGCCATACAGGGTCTTCGCTTGCGGTGCCTTCATCCAGCGTCAGCGGTCTTAGTTCCGGTTCGGCGCGGTGGAGGGCGGCTTCTCTCGCATATGCCATCTTTTCCTCCTCGGTCATGCCCTTAACCTTTTTTTCATCCCAGATCACAACGGGGGAATTGGAATAACATTTGGGGCATGTCCAAGTGTAACTGTCGTCCTGCATTTCCGCCCCGCAATAGGGGCACTTCGGCGTTTCGGTCATTCGGCATCCCCATCCCCGTTCATCTTCGCGCCGCAGTTGGGGCAATATGCTCTCATCGCCCAAAAAGGGCTGTCGCATACAGAACAATGGAAAACATGGTAACAATGCGGGTCTGGTTTCCACTTGCCATGCACCACCGGCGTAGCCTCAACAGCGGGAAGCGCGGTGAGCATGTTACACAACTCGACGATGTCATCCACCGGGTCAATGGTTCTCCGCCCGGCAGATATCGCATCTTTTCCATACTTTTTGATCGCTTCTAATGCTTCTTTGCGCTCGATCAGATCACCCATTTTTCTGTTCCCCTTTCTTCTCGGCAATTTCCATCGCCGCGTCCCATCCGCTGTTAAACCCGTCGCTCCAATTCATCCGATGGTCAAAGCTCCAATCCATGCCGCGCAAAAAAGCGAAGAAACAAACGATCACCCAGATCAGACTTGCGAGAAAAACCCCTTCCCAAAAACTCATGAGATCACCTCCAAGAAATTTTTTGCGCACAAAACCGCCCAATAAAGGATGATCCAGCCCCAAGCGTCCTTCTTCCGGCCCAGCCGAAAGTAGACAATCATGGAAATAAGAAACAGCAGGAAAACCGACATATCAGCCCTCCTTTTCGCCGCAGGGGTACATTTCGCAGCACCGCCCCCGGTAAACGCAGTCGGGAACCAGTATCCCGGCCATGGCGGGTTCTTCTGAAATGATTTCCTCGCAGACCATGTACCATAGGTCACGAGTGGCCACGTCCGCCTTTCGGCACAGCCGCCTTCGGCTGATATTGATGAGCGCCTGCGCGTTGGCCTCAAATGTGACCATGACGGGCGCGTCCTGCGGGGCCTTGGTGCGGTCGTAGTTGCTTTGACGGTCATTTCGCTGGGATTGGACGTACCATTCCACCCCTAACTTGTGGCGCACAAGGTGGTTGCTGACGTAGTAGGGCACCCCGTGCAGGCGGATCGTCCAGACCAGCGACCGGGTGGGGGAATGCTCCGCCAGAAGGATTCTGTGTTTCCAGCTTTCGGAGGGCACCTTGACGGTCTCCTTGCCCTCCGTGCCCACGGCCAGCGCGTAGCACCGCGCCCATTCCTCATCCGTGGGCTTCCGCAGAATGTCAATCGTAATCATTGCTCTTTACTCCAATCCAAATTGCTGCATCATCTGTTCCATCTTGTTCCGGGCCGTCTTCTGCCGCCTGCCTCCGCCGGAGACCTTGCAGGGCGTACACATTTCCACAATGCGGTCGTAGATTCGCCGGTGGGTCACGTTCTCGGTATTTTTCAGGGCCGCCATGGTCAGGTTGGTGGTGACGATCAGGGGCTTTTGGGCCTTGTAGCGGGCGTTGATGATCTCATAGACCTGTTCGCCCATGTATTCCGTGTCCCGCTCCGTTCCAACGTCGTCCAGCACCAGCAGGGGCGCTTGGGCCACCATCCGCAGCACGGCTTCCCGCTCCGCGCCGAAGTCCTTTTGCATGGCGCTGACCAGCCGGGGAAGGGTGGTCATGGTGGCCGGAATCCCCTTGTCGATCATGGCGTTGGCGATACAGGCCGCCAGAAAGGTTTTCCCGCCGCCCACGTCGCCCCAGAGCAGCAGCCCGGCGTTGTTTTCCGCCGCCCACTCCCAGTTGTCCGCATAGGCCCGGCAGAACTGGCTTGCCTTTGCGTCCTCCTGATCGTCCGCGTCAAAGGTGCAGGCCCTGTACTGTTCGTCCGTCATGCCCTGACGGCGGTATCGGTCGATCCGCAGGGCCATTTCCTGCCGTTTCCGGGCCTCTTCCTCCGCCGCCAGCCTGTCCCGTTCGCATTTGCACATACAGGGCACTTTGTTCCGGGCAATCAGGCCCTCCACCTCAAACCATGTCTGTTTCCGTTCCCCGCAGACGGCGCACACCCGCAGCCCTTCTTCGTCGGTCAGGTCGTCCGGCGAAGCGTTGTCCCGGCTCATGGCAGGCCCAAGGGCCGCCGCAAACAGGTTTGTTTCCATCCGTATTCCTCCTTACCACGGCACTTGGTCGCCGTTGTCGTAATCGTCCCGGTTGATCTTCTGGGCCTGAGTGTGCCCGTCCCGGTTCTTTTCCCACGTGCGGACAGCCGCTTTCCAGTCCTTCATTTTGTTCTTGCCGACCATCCAGCCCTTGCCGGTGTAAAAGTCCACGAAGGTTTCCGGGTTGACGCTGTTTCCCCGCTCCCGGCAGTAGGCCCGCACTTCCTCCACCGTGGGAGGGGTGAACCGGGTTTGCTTTTTCTCTCCCGGCAATTCGTCAGAATTGCCCCTATATAGATTTATTACATTCCCATTTACATTCCCATTTCCATTTCCATTACCATTACCATTAACATTATCAGTTCGTTTTGTTCCCTCTTGTTCGTTTTGTTGAACAAATTGAACATTTGTTCGTTTTGTTCCCTCTTGTTCGGCCTTGTTCCGCCTTGCTTCACCGCTTCGCCTCCCCGCCTCCGCCCTGCGTTTGCAGGTTTCTTCGTACTTTTTCAAGTCCCGGTCGAGCTGGGCGCGGATGAAGGAAAAGGCCATCATGGGAATAGGTTCAAGGCTCGGTTCCGCCCCTGTTTCCACATAGTCGAAAATCGCCATCAGCAAACGGCCCTGATCTTCCGGGGGAAGAAGCTCGAAATGCTGCCTGTAGTCGCAGTACAGGACGAAGCTCTTTTTGTCAGCCATCGGCACCGCCTCCCATGCGGTACTGTTTCACGCTGCAATTTTCGCCGAAACGGTTCTTGACCGTGACCATGTGGCCGGTGATGTCATGGCCGTCTTTTTTCAGCTCCGACACACGGGAGGCAAGGCGCATGATCCCAAGTTCTTTCAGGGCCTCGTATTGAGTGATGGAACCGAATTGTTCTATGTAGTCAAGCACCCGCTGGGCCTGCGTGGGTTTTCGGTTTTCCATGGCTACACCCTCCCTGTGCTGCCGATGCCGCCCCGGTTCCGGCCCTTGAGGGTTTCCACCCATTTCAGCCGGTAGGCGGGCTGGTGTTTGATGATGCGGAACTGACAGATGCGCTCCCCGGCGTGAATGACCGTATTTCGCGCTGCAAGGGCCAGAAAATGCCATTCGTCCCCTTCGCCCTTGTAGGATTCGTCGATCACGCCAAGGCTGTTTGCAGCCAAAATACCGTGGATTTTGAAGGTGCTGCTTCTGGGGGCAATGATGGCCTCGTAGCCCTTGGGCAGCTCAATCGCCACGCCAAGGGGAATGGCCTTGTATTCCCCGGCGGCCAGCTTGGTTTCCTCCGCCGCCCGCAGGTCGATCCAGTCGGAATTTTCCTGCGGGCTGACCGTGTTCAGGCCGCGCAAAAGTTTGATCTTAATGGTTTTCATGTTCGTTTTCCTCCCGTGCTTTCAGATCGTGACCGGCTTCCCATTCCCGATACAGGCAAAACCAGTCGTCAATGGTCATGGTGACCAGAATTTCCGCATTGTTCTTCTTATGGAACACGGCGGGGAGGGCGTTTCCGCCCCCCGCTTCCGCGTCCCGGATGGCTTGGCTCATCCACTCGTACAGGGCCATACGCTCTTGATGCTTGGCTTCCACGTGGATGCCCGGCAGGCCCACCACGTCCGACGCGTCGCCGGTATTGCCGCAGTATTGGGCCGTCCGCCGCGCGTCATAGCCTTGGGCACGGAACACAGCCGCCAGCAGGCGTTCAAACCGCGCTCCCTTTTGCTTGCTGTTGACCGGCATTGTTTTCACCGCCTTTCGCTTCAAGGAGCTGTTTCAGCCGGGCGTTTTCCGCTTCCAGTCGCGCCAGCTCCATGCCGTCGTGGGCAATGGTCTCCATGATGTAGTCGTATTCCGCCGCCGTGATGGTGACGGTCTTTGCTGCTTTTGCCATATTCTCACACCTTGCTTTTGTCTCCGATTCTATCAATCGTCAGAAGAATGCCGGTTTTACCGCCCACCGGCAAGGATATTTCATCAGGAAATCACAACAATGTCGTTGTAACCTTCGAATTCGGCGATCAGATAGTCTTTGATGGCTTCCTTTGCCTCGGCCTGCCACGCGCCGCCGTCCGCTTCAAACAGGGCGCATTGCACGTCCCCGCCGGGGCCTTGCTTCATACGGAACACGTACTGTGCGGCAGGCTGATCCACTTCCATAAAAGTGCGGTAAGCGCTCAGGGTTACGGGGTTAGGAACCACCGCGTCCGCCTTGGAGGCCACGCCGGTTTTGACGGTGGCTTTCTGGGTCACGCCGTCGTCGCCGTACTGGGCAACGGAACCGGCTTCCACGGTTCCGGCGAATTTCAGCAGAAGCGCCCGGTCGCCGCTGTTCAGGAACTTGGACTGCAAACCGATGCAGAACGCTTCATGCTCCATAAACCTGCCGAAATCAAACCGGGGAACAAGGGCGTTGACCGTCAGAAGCTCTTCCCGGATTCGCTCCCCGTCCAGCGCGGAAAACACCGCGACTTCGACGGGGGAAACCACATGGACAAACAGCTTGCCGTGGGTGTCAAAGCCGGAAAGGATGTAGTCTACCAAGCTGGTCAGGGTGTTCAGCATGATTGGCTCCGCCTTCGGGTTGAAGCTCACATGATGAAGGGCCTTGTCGGAATAGGTTTCGCCGTTGATGGTCTGCACTTTGGGTTCCGCCAGATTGACGATGTACTGCAATGCCTTTTGGATCATGATTTTTTCCTCCTCTTATTTCAGCGCCGCGTTGCGCAGGTCGATCACGTTGTCGATAGGCTTTCCAATGATTTCCCCGGTTTCCGTGTCCACGACGGGATTTTCTTCCCGGTTCAGATCGTCCATGGTGACCTGACCGTTGCACTGCTTCCCATACTCCACGGCGAACAGCTCGCCGGTTTTCAGGTCTTTCCCGACGGAGAAAGCCGTTTCCATGGGAGACTGGGGAGCCAGCTTTTCGGCCACCAGAATGCCGCATTTCACGTCGTCCCGCTTTTCGTTCTGGGTGAACTTGAGCTTGATGTTGATCTCCCGGCTGTTTTTGAAAGGCGTATTGGGGTTTTGCAGGTTTTCCACCACTTTTTCAAAGGACTTGGCGAACTGCTCTTGCAGTGCGCCGCCAACCAGTTCCCGGAGTTCCATTTTCTTCATGGCTTTTTTCCTTTCATTCTCTTTCATTCGGCTTTCCGTAGCCGGTGGTGCTCTTCCTGTGGCGCTCCTTCGGGTCGCCCCAGCTGATTTTCAGCGGGCTGGATAATGGGCGCTCTCTGACAGATAGCAGCGGAAGCCGCCCGCCCCGTGCACCTCCGGCCAATGCCAGAGGCAAGTCTGGCATTGGCCGGGGCGCTTGGTCTTGTTGATCTTCATGTGGATCGGCACGGGTATTCCCTCCGATCAGAACGGCAGATCGTCGTCCGTGACTTCCTGATACCCGTTATTCTGGGCCGGGGCCGCGCTCTGGGTCTTGCTGCCCAAGGGCTTGTCCTTGGGCAGGGTGTAGCTGCCCTCCCGGACGCTGTCGGCGCTGATGGCCCGGAAGGGGCGCACCGACCAGCCGTGCTGGCCGTTGTAGTCCCATTCCTCATTGCGGAACAGGATGCCGACCGTTTTCCCCGTCAGGCTGGTTTCGTTCCAGTCCCACGTATAGCCGGGATTGCTCCGTTCCACCGCCGTCACAAAGCCCTTGAAGCTGCTCTTGGTCATTTCGTCCTTCTCGCTGCCGTCGTCCAGCGGCAGCCAGACGCGCAGCAGGCCGCGCCACTTCTTGTCCGCGTTGACGTTGGCGTTGAAGTCCTTCTGGAAAAATCCGGCGTGTTCTCCCTCGGTGATGTCGAACAGTAGGCACAGCTGCGGGCCGTAGTTCGTGTCCTGTACGCGGACTTGCTTCACCTTGCACACATACGCCCCCAGCGGCAGCTTGGGCCGGTCGGAAAAGGCTTGTACGGAATCCCAGTTGTTAGGCTTGCGAATCATGTTTCATTCCTCCTTAAAAATCTTCCAGCGCTTTCAGCACTTCGGTCATGTCGTTGTCGATGATGTTTTCCGTGAACGCTCCCAGCGGCGTTTTCGCCGTGGAAAAATTGGCCTGTGTCTCGAAGACGTGTCGCCCGTCGATCACCTTGGCCAGCAGCACCGTGGGGAACTTGCTTTCCAGCGTGATCTTGTCCAGCTTCTTGCCGCTGGTCTTGATCCGGGTGAACAGATAGCCGTTGTCGTCGTGGTCGGTCTGAGTGTGTGCCACAAAAATGACGGTCACGTCCTCCCGCATGGTCAGGGAGTAGTCCACGATGTCATAGATGGCACAGGCCAGATCAAGCCACTTGTCATAGCCCTTTTCCTTGCTCCGGCGCATTTCGTCCGCCACCATGATGCCGTTGATGGTGTCCACGACCACCGTTTTCACGTGGGCAAATTCCTCGCTTTCGTTGATTCGGTGGAGCATTTTCAACACGATCTCCTGCTTGTCGGTGCAAAGGTAGTTCTTGTTTTCCGTGTTGTACTGCTTTTTCCAGCCCTTCCACGACAAGCCTTTTTTATCGCAGTCGATGTAGCACGTGGTCTTCGGGTCGAGGTTCCGGCAGGAGGTCGTTTTCCCGCTGCCGGATTCGCCCATCACACAGATGACCTTGCTCATTCTGCGTCACTCCTTACTTGATATTGATATTCAGCTTTTCAGCCACCGCCGCGCCGGGTATCTCTTCCCCGGCTTTCAGCGCCTTTTTGACCTCGGTTTTGTCGATCTCCGGCTCCCTGATCCGCAGCAGCTCCGGGCGGTTGACCACGGCCCACGTGCGCAGCGTCCCTTCGTCGGCGATCTCCACCGCCTCCGACTTGCGGAAGCTGACGGCGCATTTTTCGGTGGCGAATTTTGCGCCTTGAAGGGCCTTTCCCAGCCATTCTTTCAGACCCTTCGCCTTATTCGCAGCCGCCTTTTCGCGGGCCTCAAACGCCTGTTTTTCGGCCTTAAAGGCCGCCGCGTCGGCTTCAAGGTTCTTGACCCAGAGGGCCACGTTTTCCAGCTTGGCTTTCCGCTCCATTTGCAGCGCGTCCAGCCGTTCCCCGTCGATGATCTCGCCGGTTTCCTGATCGATGCAGGACATGATTTCCTCGTCGATCTGCCATAATGTTGCCATCTCTGTTTTTCTCCTTTTATTTTCTTAGGTTGCAGCAGTCGTCTTTGTTGTAGTTGACATTTTCCCGGAAATACTCGTAGTGCTCTTGGACGTACTCGCCGACGCTGACTTCCCGGAAACCGGTGATCCTGTTCACCAGCTCGATCTTGCGTTCCAGCGGAAGATGCCAGTACCCGCCGTATTTCAACGAATACTCCGAATAGTCAATGTCGAACCAGCCGCGCACCCAATGGTTGACTTTCAGAAACTCGATCAGAATCTTGTCACACTGGATCGCATTGACGCGGTCAATGTCCACATACTGCGGAATGTAGGGGGACAGCCGGACGGACACGTCATACCCCAGCGCGGCCAGCTTCTCAATGGCCTTGATCCTCTCCGACGGCGGGCTTGCGTGTTCGTAGGTGGCGCAAAGCGCGTCGTCCGTGGTGGTCACCGTGACTTGGATATGGGCGAGGCGCTTGTCCATTACGGCAATGTAAGCGTCCTCCGCCACCATGGCGCTTTTGGTCACGATCAGGTAGCCGATTCCCCGTTCATTCAGCAGCCGGATGGTTCCTTTGGTCACGCCGATCTCCTGTTCCAGCGGCTGGAAGCAATCCGTCATACCGCCCAGTCGGACGATGGTTCCGGGCTTGAGCTTGGCGATCCGCTTTTCCACCTTGGCAAGGTCGGCCACCGCCGGTTCCTGCGGGTTCCACAGGCCACGGAAGGATAGCAGGCTCTTGGCGTAGCAGTATGCGCAGTCGTGCTGACAGCCGCAGCCGTACAGGTCAAGCCGTTTCGTCCACCGGCACCAAGTGTTAAACTTCCGATTGTCAACCTCTTTGTAAAAGCTCTGAAATTCCTTCATTTTCGTTCCCTCCGATCATTTTCTTGAGGTCACGAAAATGGTCTGTCGTCCGGGTTACTGGTTGAGAATGTCGAAAATCGTCACTTGCTGGTCTTCCAGCCGGAAGTCCCGGTCAATGTCGGAAAAGCGTTGCGTTCGGTTGAAAAGCTCGGTGCATTTGTTGGGCAGCGCTTGGAGCTGCATCATTCGCGCCCATAGTTCTTTGTGATGATCGTACAGGTGCCGCAGCTCTTTTCGCTTGGCGTTTGGGCAAAACCAACAGCCGCCGCGTTCCGTAAAATCATAGATGGGGGAAAGCAGTCCGTGCTTTCGGCAAAGCTCCCGCGCGTCTCGCTCCGTCAGGCCGTACTTGTCCAGAAGCGACACCCGTTTTCCGTCCAGCCTCAACAAACGCTCCTGTTCGTCTTTTGCTATGCCTATGTACTGGACGGTTCCTTCCGGGAGGCTTTTCAGGTATTCACGGATCGGCGGCAGCTTGCAGTCCCGGCAAATGGTACAGATTCCGCATAGCGGGAAGCCGCGTATTTTCCCCTTGCGCGGGCCTTTGGTCACGGGCGCGGTAAAATGCTTGAGATACGTCCATTCGGAACGGAGAATCACGGTTTTTACACCGTATCGTTCAAAGGCCGGTACGGCCTTTTCCCAGATAAAGTCGATTTGTTCCGGGATTTCTCCGCTGGTTTGATCGTCAAACATCACCTCGCAATACACCGCTTCGTCCAGCGGTTCGCCGTGCTCTACCGCCAGCAAAACCGTCGCCACACTGTCCTTGCCAAAGCTGCAAGATGCAACGTGCTTGTTCAATCAGCTTCCACCTCCCGCCGGAAATGCTCGTCCAAGCACTCCGCGCAAATGACTTCGTCGTTGATCTCGTAGTAGTAATCCTCCGCCACGGGCTTGCCGCAGTAGCCGCATTCCGGCACTTGGCTTTCCAGCCGGGCCAGCTCCGCGTCGTAGGCGGCAGCGTCGGCCACGGGATCATCCGTGTATCGAAACATGTTCTTCCCCTCCTTTCTTGCGGCCCGTTCCACGCCTTACGGCGCGTTTCGGGCTTCGCCGCTGCGGTGGCCCTTGTCAGGGCCGTCCTCACGGCTCGGTGCTGCGCACCCTTCCGTGATTTCGTAGGTTATTTCCGTTCCCGTCTGGTCGGCGTACAGGTCGGCCAGCAAGGAAAGAATCCTGTCAGCCGTCGGCGCGTTTCCCATCTGGCCCACCTCCGTGTCATTTTTCGTCCGCTGCGTCGGCCATGAGCTGCACCCATGCCCGATAGGCGGTTATCAGCCTTACCATTCGCCCGCCCTGCGCAGCTCGTGGTAGATCATGGTGTAGCAGACCAGCCACCCGCCGGAGATCATCAGCGCCGCAAGGGTGCCGGTGTTCAGGCTTTCAATGGCGCACAGGGAGCAGGCGAAGACGATGGCCGCTATGGTGGTCAGAATGTTCAGAAATCTTTTCATGGGGCTTCCCTCCTTCCTTTATTCGTCAAGGCTTTCCGCCGTTTCGTCCAGCTCCGCCAGCCGGTCTTCGATGTTCTCCATCGTCAGGCCCTTGGCGGCCAGCTCCCGGCCCTTCCGTTCCTCAAACCGCAGGGTGTTCATGTACGCCCGGCGGCGGTTCATCAGGCGGACGTACTTTTCGTACAGGCGGACATGTTCCGATTCCCGCAGGCGGGAGATTTCCTCGTCGATCTCCTCCATCGTGTGGAGGCTTACGCTTCGTGGCATGGTCGTTTCTCCTTTTTTGTGACCCTTTAAGGGTTATTCGGTATAAAAAAATTAGTGCGACCATTCGATGTCGTCATAGCAACAGCGAAGAACGGAACAGATGGGTTCGATCATATCAACTCCGGGAACGGTCTTCCCATTTTCCCAAGAATTAACGGTCTTCTTCGTCACGTTCAGCGCACTGGCCATTTCGAGTTGTGTCATTTTCCTATGTACTCGCATGGCCTTAATTGATACTCGCATGAGTATGCCTCCTTTCTAACCTGCCTCATCAGTACCGGGAGGTTATTCCCGGTAGACGGCTTTCTGGCCGTTTCGGCTTGCCCTCGTAACCTCCGGGGCGGGCAAAAGTCAAAATATATGATGCGCCACAAGCAATGCTGTATCGTTATCCCAACACACTTCCTCGCCTGCGTCCTCATACGCCTTTAATTCTTCGTAATGCTTTTTGTAGAACTCAACGTTGTACTCGAACAGGTTCTTGATTGCAATGCGTTCCGTCGCTTCTACGCAGGGAAGAAGTTGATAGCGTCCGGCAGTCCTCGAACAGTAGCGTACAACAGCGCAGGGATTTCCCTTCTTCGACGTATACAGCCGCTCGACAATAGCCGCCCTGAAAATCCAGCCGTTCCAGCCTTTACGCATTGGCGCAAAGCAATGATGCGGGAATTGCACCACGTCTCCGACCTTGACGCTTTTTGCCTGCTTCATGGTTCTTACTTCCTTTCGTTCGTGACCCTTAAAGAGTTATGCTGTCCGTAAAAAATAACCCTTAAAGGATTTTTCGTGATTATAATACTACGACTTTATGCCTATGTCAACCCTTTAAGGGAAAATTTTTTCTCTTTTTATTGATTTTTTGTTCCTTTAGGTGTAAAATTGGTTTGCAGGAAAGGGGTGATTGTGTGACTGCTCTTGGAAATAAAGAAGTTCTATCCAAAAATTTGAAATACTATATTGAAAAGTCTGGGAAGGACAGAATAGAACTTGCGGAAATATGGGAAGTGCCCTATTCGACGCTAACAGGATGGATCAATGCACAAAAGTATCCGAGAATCGATAAAATTGAAAAAATGGCTGATTATTTCGGAATACTTAAGTCCGACCTTATAGAAGAAAAGCTCACAGACGAACAAAAAGCGGGCAATGAAGCCCTTGCCGGGATCATTGTCCGCTTGAGAATGGATGCCGGGTTCCGGCAGATCGTCGAAACGCTGGACGCGCTGGACGCTGAAAAGCTGAAAGGCGTTCAGCAGATGTTAGACGCTTTTGCCAAGTAAGGTAAAGATCAAGTCAATCATCTCTATATCATTGCAGGAAATCAGGCTTTCCGTGATGGCTTGCAGGTATTCGTCTTTGGTCATTTTCCGTATTTCCTTTCATCACTTGAGGTAGGAACGCACGTTCTAGAAACATCCTACAACAGGATTTTCAGGCTTGCAACCCTTTTCCCGATATTCAGAAAAATCGGAATTGCGGCGGGTGCGCAGCACCACCTACCACCCGCCGCTGTCCCGGAATGACAGGCCATTTCTGACCCACCCAAAGCATAGGACAGATCAGGCCGAAAGTACACAGCCGGAGACGGCGATCCCGCCGCCCAAAGGCTGGTACTTTGACCGCCGTACATCAGGAGGAAACAAAAATGGACAAAAATTGCGTAAACTGCACCCATCCGGGCCGTGACTGTATCCCGTACCTTATGACGTTTACCAACGCGGAACTGCTGGAATGGGCGAAAATGCGGCGCGTGGCCCTGCATCTGTCCTACGAGGAATTATCGGAAAAGTCAGGCGTACCCCTTAGCACCATCGAACGAATGATGAGCCGGAAAGGAACGGATTGCCGCTTTGGCACCGCCCAGCCGGTGATCCGGATGCTGTCAGGGTGCAGCGCGGAAGAACTGGACTGCGAAAGCGTCAAGCAGCCGGACGAGGTGCTGGAAGAACAGCTAAAGGCCAAGGAAGAGATCATCCGGCACTTGGAGGAAGAAAACCAGCGGAAAAACGGCGTGATCGACCACCTGCACACCACGGCCAAAGAAGACATAGAACGGGCCAAGGAAGAGGAAAGCGAAAGCATTGCCTACATGAAGAAAAAAGAAAAAAGCTATCTGCGGTTGATCTGCACCTTGTCCATTGCGCTGTCGGTTACGCTTGTCGTTATCATTGCGGCACTGGTGATGGATATGATGAACCCGGATAAAGGCTTTTTCTGGCTACGGAGTATGCTATAGCAACACGAAAAACGGAGGAACAAAGGGAGAGAAAACACATGGAAACAGGGAAATTTATGGGCGGAGAAAACTATATCGAAGAGGTGGCGGCCTATATCCGCGTAAGCTCACAGGAACAAAAGCTGCACGGAATCTCACTGGAAGCGCAGGTTGAAAAGCTGACCGAGTATGCTCAGAATCACGGAATGAAAATTGTCAAATTCTACAAAGACGAAGGGGTTTCCGGGCGGAAACTCATCAAAAACCGGCCCGCTTTGCAGGAAATGATTCAGGATGCCGAAAAGAGAAAATTCAAACGGATCATCTTTATCAAGCTGGACAGGTTCTTCCGTTCCGTGGCCGAATACCACGAATGCATGAAGCGCCTGTCCGTCGGCGGCGTGATCTGGACGGCCACGGAAGAAAAATATGACCTGTCCACCCCATCCGGCGAGGCGTTTGTGAACATGAAGCTCACCATGGCCCAGTTTGAGGCAGATCAGGCCGGTGAACGTGTCCGCATGATTAACGAGTACAAAATCAAAACGGGTCAGCCGCTTTACGGGTCTCAATGTCTGCCGTTCTGTTATGCCGTCGGAATGCCGGAAGAGGGAGAACGGCATAAGTACATCGGCAAGCGGGACGAAGAAATCATGCTGGACTTGATCGACTATGTGATGACAAACCACTCCGTCCGCGCCGGGATGAACTATATCAACCAGAAATACAACAGAAATTTCCTGTATAACGCCGTTATGAACGCCTTGAAAAATGAAATGATCTGCGGCACGTACAAGGGAAATCCGAATTACTGCGAACCGTATATCACGCGGGAAGAGTTTAACCAGCTGCAAAAGATCATCTCCCGCAACCCGCGCACGACGGAGAAGCGGACGTATCTTTTCACGGGTCTTATCCGCTGCCCACGCTGCGGTTACCGGCTGTCCGGCGGCCAGTACTACACTTATTCACGCCCCAACAAGGAGACCGGGAAACGCGAAAAAAGAAGGGGCTACCTTGCGTATAAATGCGGGCGGTCACGTGTCAACAACCAATGTGATTTTAACAATATCGTGCAGGAACAAAGGCTGGAAAAAATGCTCTTGGAACAGCTTGACGACATCATTGCAGGCAAAAAGCTACAGGCGATCAGCGTCAAGTCCGCCGGGAAAAAGGTCTCCAAGCATGACGTGGAGGCACTGACCGCCGAACTGGACAGGCTGAACTATGCTTGGCAAAAGGGCCGCATCAAAAGTGTGGAAGAGTACGACAAAAGCTATGACGACCTGATGGACAAAATCCACGCCGCCGAAAACGAGCAGGCCGAATTGAACCAAGAGCCGGACTACGAGAAGATACAGGCGGTCTTGTCCAACGGCTGGCAGGAAATCTACAAAGAGCTAGACGGCGAACACAAGCGGGCCTTCTGGCGGTCGTTTATCGAAGAAATTCAGGTGGTCTGGTCGAAGGATAAAAAGGAGATCAAGGACATCATATTTTTTTGAAATTGTAGTTGTATATAATTTCTGTACCGAAGGGTGATAAGAAAACCAAACACTTGATTCCGACTCATAAGGGTACGGCTCTGGTAACAGTCATGCCGGAACAGATTCAGTCCCCCTCCATGACGGCGGATTGGGAAGAAAAATTGTTACTCATTGAAAAAGGCGAATATGCCAGCGAGGATTTTATGGATGAGATCAAAGATGTGATTGCCGGTTTGATTCAGAACTATGAAGTAATCCGTGATTCCGAGGTTCTGATGTCGAAAGAAGCCAATTCTATCGGCAAATGCCCTCTCTGCGGCAGTGCAGTAGAGGACAAATCCAAGGGATACTTCTGCTCTAACCGAGGGTGCAGCTTTGCCCTTTGGAAAAACAATCGTTACTTTGCGAGTATCGGCAAGAGCATGACTTCTGCCACGGCGCAGAAACTGCTCGGTTCCGGCAAGGTAAAGCTCAAGAATTGCAAGTCCGCAAGGACGGGCAACACCTTTGATGCCACCGTTTTTATGGAGGTATCGGAGGATGGCAGGACGAAGTTCAGCATGGAATTTGATAATGGAGGAAAGCGCAAATGACGAATGAGTACAACCCGGACGGTAAGGAAATCCGATTTATCGACAGCCATTATAAGGATTTGTTTCATATCCCCGATGGCAGCTGTGTGCAGATTCACTACCCAGATGAAACGGTTGTGAAGCCCTGCACCTTCATTGACGAGTACCATACGCAGATCGGATACAATGTGTTTCATATCTGCCAGTTTGCAGAGATTATGGAGCGCAACGGCGCAAGCTATATGCCGGAGCCTGAGATTATGGGCGATGAAGCCGCATGGAAGGTTGGAAGGGACAGAATCCTTGCGGTACAGACCTGCGAAGATGGTTACGACTACACCCTGTTAGATGAAAACTACAACGAGATTGATGGCGGTCAGGTCGATAACCCTGAACTGTCCATGCTCGAAGTCCGCCAGGATATTCTGGAATCCTTTGGACTGGAGCGTCGGGAACTGCGGGCGATGTTTTACGAGGATGTCATGGAGCAGATGTTTGAAAACGGCAGGCTGGCGGTAGATGCACCCGAAAAACGAGAATCTGTTATGGAAAAGCTGATGCAGACCGGAGAAAAGGCTGCACCGAGCAGCCATTCTCATAAACCCAAAGAGCCTGAACGATAAGGAGGACACGGATATGAAAAACGAAAAATGGGATGA